TCGTTCCGATCCTGATCGGGTCGGTCACGCGCGCGGCTTTCAGCGTGCCTTCCTTCAGCACGACGTAGCGCCCGGCCTTCGGCGTGATCTCGATGTCACCGCTCGGCAAGATCTTCACGCACGCCGTCGGCTCTTTCATGCCGTAAAGGCGCGTTTCGCCCGCCGCGAGTCCAGCCAGCGCAATCGCCTTGTCCCACACCTTCAGTAACCAAACCTCATCGCCGTGACGGTACCCTAGCGCCCGCAGCGTGCGGGTCACCACGGGCCACGCGGCAACGCCAGGCTGCTGCATAAACGGCGCATCGTCGGTGGGTTCTGCGGTGGCGTCGTCGCCCTCGTCGCCCTGGCCACGCAGCTGTGCGTGGAGGAACTTCGAGCCGCCCATCGAGAGCAGCGTGATCATGAAGCGGTCAAGCATCGGGAATGACCTTGATCGCGCCTTTGGGGACCATGCGGACGCTGGTTGTTTGGCCCTCTCGCGAGCCTTTGAAATTAACGCTGGTCATCAACATGTCTTCGTCGAGGCTGAAACGGTCGTCCCGCACGTGCGCGATGGTGTTGATCGTGTAAATCGCTCGGCCTTCGTCGGTGTCTTGCGCGTGCCCCTGCACTTCGCACTCGTAGACGCGGAAGTGCGACATGGCTTTCGCGATATCTCGCTCAGCCGCTTTCGTAGCGCGCTGCACGGTCCTGGCCTGATCCGCCCGAAGGAATCTCGGCCGTGGCAATAGATCGGTCACGACGTGCGGATGCACCAAACCATCGTTGAAAACGACCGTGCGCATGCGCGTGTCACCGCTGGCGTTTGCTGCAGTGTGCGTGAACGCGGTCACCTCGGTGGGAATGCCTCGGACGTTTTCGTCATAGCTCGCGCTCATGACGTTGCCGCTAAATCGGTTGTCGTCGCGGCGCTGCTCAAACAAGAAACGCGGTGGTCCCGAGTCTGCTGGCTTGTCCACAACGAGACCAACACCGGCGCCTTCGCCGGAGTACGGGGCCGTCCAGATCATGTAGCCAGCGTGCCGACAAATCGTGTCCGAGAGCTGCCAAATCTTATCGCCTGGACGCACCTTGAACGCGTCGAATCGAGTCCGTCGGTTCACTCGATGCACGCCGGCGCCGTGCCGGCGGTTGCGGAGAGACTGAACCTCGCGCGCGGCGGCGGCATCAATGATGTGAATCTTGACTCGCAGCGGTTCGAACAGGTCCGCAAGGGCATCCTCGATGCTCGCGCCTCGAAGCTGAATCGTTGGGTCTGCGTCCGATTCCATCGCGATGCCAGACACGTCCAGGCCGGACAGAATCATGGACGTTCCGCCGTGGCTCGATCGCCCGCCGCGGCCGTCGATGATCCCGGAGAGCTGCAACGCGCCATCGATCGAAACCGAAAGCCGGTCGCCGTTTTTTACCTGATCTTGGATCACTTCCCAGGACGATCCGGCAGTGTCAGACCACCAAAGCTCAAGCGTCCACGGGCTGCCAGGGGACAGCATATCGAGCGTGACCTGGTACGTTTTCCATGTGTCGATCAGCGTCCCATTGGACAGCGTAATGGCGATTTCGTGATTCATCAGAGAACCGGCAACACCGTAATCACCGTGCCCTGCGGCACGAACATCGGATCAGGAAGCGTGTTCGCGGCACGGATCAACGAGGCCTTGCTCGCGTCGCCGTACACCGCCGGGTGCGCAGCAATGCGAGCGCATGACATCGTCACCGGGACAACAAACGTTTTCGGCCGCTCTGTCCCCAGATAGGAATCCTGGTACGCGTAAGTCGCGACTCGGAGCGCTTCCATCGCAACGCGGTAGTCATGCCCTGCGATCCTGGTGACCGACGGCAGACTCATCCGGCTGTCAATCTGCGAGAGCAATGAATTGAACATATTGAGCGCCTGCGAGCGCGGCTGTCGGGCTGTCTCGAGGAACTGAATCGCAGTGAACACCACGGTTAGGATCGGCAGCGGGCGCGCCACGGGATCTGGCGCCGCAACGACCGCGAGCGAATCGGCATCGGTCGCACGGGCATTCATTGCCGACGGCGGATCGGTCGGCAAAAACCCGACTTGCCAGGCATCTCCGATTCCTCCGCCGATGTTCACGAGCGCGTCGGCGTTTCGCTCCGTGAACGTTACATCGAGATAGACACCGTTTCGCACTTTCCCGTCGATCGGCTCGCTCACATCATCGACATGCACAACCATGTCGCCGCGCGTCGGATGCTTGAGAGTGCCAATCGGAGCGAACTCGAACACGTCAATCAGCTCGCGGAATCTGTTCGGGAATAGGTCGCGAGGCCATTCCCTCAACGTGTTGATGAAGCCGATCTTCATGTGGACGACTTTGGCTCTTTGTCCAGTCGTCTCGATGTCGGCACCGTCACGCAGCAAACCGGTATTCAAAGACTTGTCGTGTCCCCACGTGGTGGTGCAGTCGACCGCCGGGAACTCGACGTTCTCGTACGATGTTCTTACTAGCCATCTGGATAGATCGTCGCTCATCGCCCGCCCTGATTGGCTGTCGCTGCAACGGTTCGTGCATGGACAACGTCCGCCGGACTCACGGTAGCGGTAATCGGGTTACGGCGAATCGCGTCCGAGATGAACCCCGCGAACATGCGCCACGTTGCTGGATTCATGATCGAATCGTGGTTGCCGGCAGCGTAGGAATGGTGACCGCGACCGCCGAACGAGGCGTCAGCGCGATTGTTTGTGAGTCGAGTGAATGCCTCGCCAGCGCCGAGCCCGATCACACCTGCGGCCGTCGCGCCGGCCGCAACGGTGCCGGCGCCTATCGTGGCCAACGAAGCGCCCCCGGATATGGCAGCCGGGAGCGCTGCGACAGCCGCAGGGGCGGCCGCAATCGCTCGACCGACTGTCCCGACAGCTGGCACGGCCTTCGACAGCACGCGCCCGATTAGCCCGCCTCCGACGCCCGCGGCGATGTTTCCTGCGGCATTGCCGCCGGCCTCCGCTGCTGGTGCTGAGAACGGGTGCAGCTTTTCGAACTCATTCAGGGCGTTCGAAAACCGCACCAACGCGTTGGTGGTATCTGTGAGCGCCGCATTCTGCTTTTCCTCGAGCGATGTCAGCGTGGTCTGCTCGTCGTGCGCGAACAGGCCCTCACCGCGTTTCACATCGTCCTCGGTAAAGTCCTTGCCAGCTCCGGAAATCATGCGCCCGATGTTCTCATTGCCCTCGCCACCCATGAGCAGCCCGAGCGTGCGCCGCCAGTTCGCTTGCAGGGCTTGCGGGTTACCGTGGCCACCGCCCGCGAAAACGTTTTGCATCGCTGTCGAGTCACCGTGAAAAGCCGTTTGCAGGTTGCGCGACAGTCCGAGAGCATCGGTCGACCGGAGTCGCATCCGACCGTCCTGACCGCGTTCAAATAACGCAGCTTCCGCCGCCGCGTTTCCGTGACCATGGTTTGAGCTGCGAATGTTCTGCAACATCTTCTGTTGCGTGTTGTCGCTCTGCAGAGAATTCCCCATCGCGGCCATGACATTCCCCATCGTTCTCGGGGATTGGCCCATGGCTCGCCCGACTTCCATTTCGGCGAACGTCTGCAATACCGCCTGTTGGGTGGCGTGCGATCGGTCGGCGTCGGTGGCGTTCGGGTTCGTCCGTCTAAGTTCTGCCTGCGATTGCGCGATACGCTGTTGCATTGGAGCCATCGCGGTCCGTGTGACCGAGCCAAGCTCGATCGCGCCACGCTGGGCCATGCCGGTCATGGCGAGCAGCGTCTGCCTGCGCTCCGCCGGATCGGTAATTCCGCTGTTGTTCAACATGCCGGACACGCGCAAAACCTCGCCGGTGTCCTGGCCCGTATTCCGCGCAAAGAGCATCGTGTCGAGTGCGGCGCGCATGTTCGTCCGTCGCTCTTGCTGGGTACTGCGAGAGTTACCGATAGTGTTAAACTCGGTCTGCGAGGCATTTACGCCCTGCGCTACTTCGGCGCTGCTAATCCCATTCTGCTGGGCGAACTGGTACACCATCGCCTGCAGCTCGGGCGCATCGGCCGCACCGGCGCCGGCCTGGTAAATCGCGTTGTTGATCGTCCGAGAGGTGCTCGCGCGACGCTCCCGGGCTCCTTGAACCTGCCCGTGAATCGATGACGCGTACGAAGTCGCGGCGCCGTAAACGGCACTGCCGACGCGGGAACCCATCGCGCCCCAGCGCCGTTCTCTCTGGGCAACCGAGCGCCGATGGTCTGCATCCGCACGCTGGTTAAGCCGCGCCTCGTACTGATACATGCGGTTCATGTCCCGCTCGCGCATGCGATACTCACGCTGCGCAACCTTCGTGGCTTCACGCTCGGCCCGTTCACGCGCCACGAGCATTCCACGGGCAAGGCGCTCGACCTCTTTGGCTTCCTTCTCGGCCGAGCGAACCCGGTCCTTGGAAAGCCTGTCGCTGATTCGCGTGGCCGTTCGTTGCGCGCGTTCGATGTCGCGCTGGAGCTTCTCTTCACCGCGCTTGCGTTCGTTCAACTCACGCAGCTTTGCGCGCGTGCGTTCTCGTTCGGCCTGCGCCTCCGCACGCGTCTGCCCCGACACGATGCGGTCAATTGCACGAATAGAATCGCGCTCGATCTGCTCGCGCTGCCTGGCCGCGCGACGCGCATCGGCGTTGATGAGCTGCGCAATCGATCGATAGGTGTTGCGCGCCTGGCCGAGTACGTTTCGAAGCTCTTCCCCGCCGGACGTCGATATACGGAAAACGGCTTCCGACATTACGGGCTAGTCATCGTCTGGTGGATCGATTCCGAAACGGTATCGTTCGGCGTATTCGAGCTGGAGGTATCCAAGGAGCTGGGACTCGTCGGCGTCTGCAATTGACCTGCCAGTGAGAGCGCGATGCTTTTCAGCGAATCGGAATCGCAAGACGTCAAGTACTCGGACAAGCCCCCGGCGGCTTTTAAATCGTGGATGCGTCGAATGATCTTCTCCGGATCACTCTCCCTGCGGTGCGGGTCGCGCTCGTCGATGAACGCGGCCAAGTGGTTCTTCAAATAGTCGCGAATGTCCTCGGTGAGCAGCTCGCGAAGATCTTCGATGTCGCCAATGGGGCTTTCAGGGTCCTTGGCATCGCGCATGATTCTGGAGAACAGCTGGCGCTCTTCCTCGGCCTTGTAGAGATTCGACTCCATCGCAAGCGTTGCCTGGAACTCGTCGAGCCGAAGGTCGTTCTTTAGATACCGCGTCGCGTCGGCTGCTGACTCCGCAACCTCCTCGTCGTTTGGGTTCCAAAAAACGACCTCTAGCCCGTCGGCGTCTGGCAATTCTATGGGCTTGGAGATCGGGCGAGTACGGGAACGAATCACCCGCGCCAGCGGGGTCGCGCCCTCATCGTCCTTGGAAACTTCTCGTTTCATCTCACACGTCCTGGATCGGGCTCTCGGTCCCTTCGAATTCGAAGTCGAACTCGTCCTTCTTGTTCACGCTCGACCCGAACTCGAGAGAAGAGATGATTCCCTCAGCGATGTAATCCATATCGCCAGAGCGATACGTCATGGTGATAATGTCATCGTTCTGGTAGGCGCGGACGATGCGCTTTCGCTCCGCCGATGCACGCGCTACGGCGCTCTTGCACGAGATGCTGCACATCTTGTGGCCCGTCGTGGGTCCTGTTTCGCCGGTGAGCGTGATGATGTACTCGGCGTTCGCCTTCGAACTGACCTTGAGGTCCATCGCCTTCGTGACCACTGAGGCCCCGATGCGCATGAATCCATTGGATGCAAATCGTGTTGCCATCGCGTTAGCCCACCTGGTCCAAGAGACCTGCGAAATTGTGGAATCCCTTGATCACTTCGTATGGGACGTAGCCAATCGCTTGGCTCTTGTTGCTTGGGTCGATCTCGACCGCGAATTCATTGAGGTGTGCCGAGACATTCGAGAACAACCCTTGGTCCTCCATGTCCATTGCCCACTTCTGCAGGTACGACTTGAGAAACGAAGGAGTGACCGAGTCCTCGTGCTTCGGCGGGCGAGGCCCATCGGGCACCAGGTTTTTGTGTGCGAAGTCGATGGCCATGCGGGCCTCGATGTCGTCTTGCGCGAAGTGCGTGACCTCTGGAACCGTCGTGTCTAGCCCGCTGTAGTTCGCGTTGCCTGCGGAATCTTTGCATCGCGACGTAACGGATCGAACGATCCGCACGCAACCCGGGTTAGCGCTCGAGGGTTCGAGCGGAGTCAGCCCTCCGTTGAGCGCCAGTTCAATCTCAGTGCCGAGCGGCTGGTCAGCCGGATCGTCCTGCACTTTGATGGTCGCCATTTCGGTACCATTTAGATTGCAACCACGATACGTCTGCTCGCCCTTCGCGGTGCCGCCCGCAACCGAGCTGTCTCCCCAGATGCGCGCCGAAGCTTCCTGCGCCGCGATCTGGCCGCTGGTGTTGCGCGGGTTGTAGTGCCACACAGCTTGGAAAAGGATGTTGTTTTCGTTCGCCACGTCCGTGATCGCAGACGACACGTCTTTCAGACACGCCACAATCGCGCGTTGGCGCTTTCGCTCGGCAATGCCAGAATACGTGTTCACGTGGTTCTTGATCTTCGTCCAGTTCCCGGTGTCGACGTGGGCAGCTGCGATGTGATGGAATTTTTGCGTGGCCATTGCGGCCAGCGCGTTCGTCACGTCGTCGGCCGTCGTGCCGGCCGTACCGGTGCTCGTGCCGATCTTCGAGATTGCGTGAACCGCCGTGGCGGTGCCGCCGTTGAGCGCCACCGTTAGACCGGTCACGCCATCTCGGAAGAACACATCGATTGGGGCATCGTTTCCGCGCAGACCCTTTTGTTTCCAGGTCACCGTGACGGTGGTGGTGCCCGATGCGGTCACCGGCCAGTTCGTCTTGGCGTTGATTGCCGCAGCGACATTCGTTCCGACCGTGCTAGCGGCGTCGGTATTGGCGACCGCGACGTCAACCCACTCGTCCAGGATCTTGACGCGCACGGTACCGGCTGCCGTGGCAGTTCCGGCTAACAGCATGAGTGCCGTTGCGGCAACGCCAGCGCTCTCGGTGACAGGACAGATCCAAACCTCCGGCACTCGCCATTGAGCGAACACCGCGCGGATCATCAGGTCGAGTTCAGAGCCAGCTCCCGTGAGCGTGGTCCCGTCGTCTGCCGAAGCGCAAAACACCGGCGTGTCCAACGTGGCGGTACCGGCGCTGGTCTTGTTGCCTATCAGGCACAAGCGCATCGGTGCACCGCCCGAAACGTTCGATGCACTGCCGAAGCGTGCGGAGAAGACCATGGCGGGGCGCTTCGTCGACGAGGAAAACCCCGAAGGCAATGTGAGCGGCATTAGACGGCTCCTTGGGCGGGTGCGGTGGACTGGACGAGTTCAAGCGCGCCCGTACGGATCGCCTTGCGGTAAAACGCGTGGTCAGCGACCAGCTCGCCCTCGAGCAAGATCGCGCCAGCATCGTCGCGGCCGACGAGTCGCGTTCGCGACGTTCGCTTGCCGTTGTCGTCAATGTGCAGAGTCGGGCCTTCGCCTCGCGCTCGCACGCGAATCGTGGGGAATTCCATTGTGTGTCTCCTGTTAGAAATCGTTGCGCGATTGCGAGACGGGGTTGTCGAGTTCGTTCCCGTCCAAATCGAAGTTGGTATCGATGCGGGTCAGCGGAACGCCCTCGGCGTCCTGCTCCACTTGTTCGCCCGCGTAGTCAGCCGAGAACCGCAACACGCGTGCGTACACCACGCCGTGCTCGGTCCGCGCCCTGCGTGCGCCCCGACATCTCACGATGCCAGTGCCGGCAAGTCCGGGGATCGCGAGACCCGTGATGGCTTTGCGAACGGAGTCGGTGAGCGCGAGATATCCGGGCGCGTTCGTCGAGCCCTTCTCGGCCTCGGCGTCGCCGCGTGGATCCTCGACCACGACGTAGACGCAAAACGTCGCGCGGAAAACTTCTTCGATCTCGCCTACGAGCGTTTCGACCGTCAACTCTGGAACTGGATCGTCGCTCTCCTGCGAAAGCAACGCGGCGGGTGTGTTGCCAAGCGTTGCCTCAGCGAGCGCCTGTTGCGTCGGCTCGCCGTCGAAACGAGCGATGAGCGTGAAGTCTTTCGAGCCCAGTGGGCCCGTAGACTGCAGGGCCGTAAAGAGCGCGTCCTCGATCGAGTCGAGCGTTGCGGACGGTTCGTCGATCACCGGAACCCCGCGACGCTCACGGCGCGATCAAGCGCACGGTTGCAATCCTGCTCGAAGAACGGCTCGATGTAGTTCCACGCGGGGCGCAGGTATGCGAACTCTGGCCGCGCCTCGAGATAGCTCGCGTAATCCATACCGGCCACTACGCCGCCTTGCAGCGTGCCAGCGAGGAACGTACCGCTTGGTGGTAGGCCTTCGATGGACTCCTCCAAATTGCCGGTGCGGTTTTGCCACCGGTGCATGGCTTTGGCGGTCTGCGCCAACCGATCGCCCGTGCGCTCGAAAACGCCGTCCATCTCATCGTCAATCTCATGGTCGAGCGCTCGGAAGCCTCGCTCGATTGCACTGATGTCGAGTTCTGCTGCGAGTGAAAACATCAGAATGCCGTTGGGTCTTTTCGGTCTCGTGCACGACCGAACGATTGCGTGTTCTCACCAACCGCGTCCGTGATGTTGCGCACGGCCGCCCGTGGCTTCGATCGACCTGCAGCGCTGGTCTTCACGCGGTTGCGATTGTCTTCTGAGAGATCGTCGAAAAACTTATCCGCGCGAGTTGCCGCTGCCATAAACGGCATGCGGTGGTCATTCGTGAACAGCGGGTTATAGAGCACAGCTTCGAGACACACGTAGGCCACGATAGCGCCCTTGATCGCTTCATCCACCGTGCCGCCTGGCGCGTCGAATGCCGCATCGAAGTACGCGGCGCACTTCATCTGCGCTCGCGAATCCCCGCTTGCAATACAAGTGGCCAGGTACGCGGCATCGACGTGGCCAGTCTTGTTGCGGTCAAACAGGCGCAGGTACACCGTAGGGAGCACCCGCGCCTGAATGTCCTCTGCCGTAATGAGAGCCATCGAGCTAGTTAGGCGATCACTGCCGTTGCGAGGTACCCCGCGTTTGCACCACCGACAACAACGTCGTCATCAGAATGCACGACCTTGATGAAATTGCCGCCTCGTGCGCCCGCGATGGGAGCGAAGATCGACTGCACGCCGAACGGAGGAACACTGCCGGCGGTGAACCGGAAGGTGTATCCAAACGTGCCGGTCATGCGCGGGCTGGGATTCGGCTCGACGCGGATAAGCGCCATGCTCTTTCCCCAGATGAACGAATACGACGCCGTCCCGCCTTCGCGAGCGGTGTTGTACCGGCTTTCGCCGATGATCACCTTGTCGAGTCTGAACGCCTTCGCAACGGTCTCGGGATCGACGAGCAGCGGAGTAGGACCCGCCGAGGTCGATGCACGAGAGATCACGTAGGCGATTAGCTTGGCGTTGGTACGGAGCTGGTCCCACGCTTCTGCACCGATCACCATCACGTTCGGGCGAACGAGTGGTTTGCGGATCAGCCCCAAGATCACCTTGGCGGGATCTGAGGTCGTGTCGAACTTGTCGCCCGATGCGAGATCGCCAGTGTTAGAGCCGTAGTTAGCAGCGCCGAACACAACCGCTGCCACGCGGATTTCGCGCGCCAACATCAAGTAGTTCATCAGCACGCGCTCGGAGATCAATCGCGGCTCAAGCGGCGCGTCGGCGTTCGCCTCTTCATCCGTCGAGATGAAGTCCATCAAGCCATAGTCCTTGCACAGGTACGTTCCGGCCGTATCGAGCGATGCTCCGGCGCGGTTCGGTGATGCTTCCTGCGAAGCAATGAGCGCACTCGGGACATTGAACGATGTCTCGGGCTTCAGCTTGTAAAACAAGTCTGACTTTTTGCCGCGGTTGATGACCGGCATGCACTGGTCCGCGATCATCTCGGTGTTCTGGTAGGACACGAGAAGGTTTTCGATCGGTGCATTAGTGTGGACGCTTGAAACGCCCAAACCGAGTTCGATGGCCTGCGGAGAGAGTCCGCGACCCAAGAGCAATGAGCTTTGCAGTTGTTCTAGGTTCATAGGATTAATCCGCGATCTGGAGGGTGAAGGGTTGGACAACCATGGAGACCGGCGCCGGGGCCGTTGCTGTCGTGAAGGCCACGCCAACCACACGGACTAGCGTTCCGGCCGTGCCTGCAGCGGGTTTCACGGCGCCTGCCGTGTCGCCAACCGCGAGGTTCTGACCGACGGTGACGTTGCCCTGCGTGATGCAGGTCGCGAGTGAGCCTGCGAGTGCGACGTAAACAGTGCCGCCGTCGGCTGCCGTGTTCAGCGCGATGCCGATCATCATTGTGGCGGTGTCGCCAGTGGTCGCGGTTTTGACTTTCGGTGCCGCGCCTACGGCTGCGGTCGTAGCGACCTGTACCGCGGTGTTCGCGGTGATTGCGCCAACGGCCAGGCATGCCGCTACGTTCTGGAATCCGCCAGCCTGTCGGCTGATCAGAACCGCCACGCGCTCTCCGCTCGATGCACTCTCTAGTGCCATGCCGACGATCGGCAATGACCCTAGTCCAACGGTCGCGGTTACCAGGGTGCCGGTAACGCCACCCACCACGAGCATGTCTTTCCGCGTGATGGTTCCACCGGCGATGCCTGAGTACACGCCGTCAAGGACGATGTCGCACCCTTCACCGACGGCACAAGAGCTGCCCTCGTGCTTGAGCAAGCCAAGCACCAGTGCGTCGGCTGCCGTGGCTGCAGGCGCTCGGAAAGTATCATCCGCAGTGCCCATGATCACGGCCGCGCCGTCTGCGAGTACAGACTGTGCGGCAAGCGAAATTATCCCGCTTCCGGGAGATCGGTTTGAAAGGCTCATATTACGAC